TTTAATACAAAAAATCTAGAATACAATGGAATATAATTTTGGGCACCTGAAATCTCCAACACTGAATTTAATTCTTCAAGAAGAATGCTATTTTTATTTTTTTTATAAAACACCATACAAGCCACTTATACTTTTTATAGATAGTTTGAACTAATTAAGTTTCAATCACCCATTAATTTTATATTCCTTAAACATGACATTAGAACTAAAAAAATTTAACATGAAAGATATTAGTTTCAGACCTAATGAAAATAAGGGTCCTGTTATTGTCCTAATTGGTCGTCGTGATACTGGTAAAAGTTTCTTGGTTCGAGACCTTCTTTTTTACCAACAAGACATACCTGTAGGAACTGTTATATCAGGTACTGAAGCAGGAAACAGTTTTTATAGTGAACATATTCCTAAACTTTTTATTCATGATGAATACAACACTTCTATTATTGAAAATATATTAAAACGTCAAAAAACTTGCATGAAACAAGTCATAAAAGAAATGCAAACGTATAAAAAAAGCAATATCGACCCTCGTACATTTGTAATTCTAGATGATTGTTTATATGATAGTTCATGGACAAAAGATAAGCTAATGCGATTACTTTTCATGAATGGGCGGCATTGGAAAATTTTGCTTATTATTACCATGCAATATCCTTTAGGAATTCCACCTAATTTAAGAACAAATATTGATTATGTATTTATATTGAGAGAACCGTACATTAATAATCGTAAAAAGATTTATGAAAATTATGCTGGTATGTTTCCAACGTTTGAATCATTTTGTCAAGTTATGGACCAATGTACAGAAAATTATGAATGTTTAGTCATTAATAACAATGCAAAAAGTAATAAATTGACAGAACAAATATTTTGGTACAAAGCAGAAAACCATCCCGCATTCAAGTTAGGGTCGAAAGAGTATTGGGAATTATCTAAAAATTTACCCGATGATGATGACAATGATGTGTACGACCCGTCTAAATCTAAAAAGACAAGTGGTCAAACAATTCAAGTTAAAAAATCTAAATGGTAGATAAATAAGTTAATACATCTTTAAAATTAGAAAATACAATATGTGGTTGATTATCTAAAATACATTTTTTGTGTAATATTGAATCTTTTTTACAAAATAAATAATCTACTTTTCCCATTACTTTAAAATCGGATAATCCGTCACCCAAATAAATAGATGTATACCCTGGTTTTTGATGTAAATCAATAATTTCTGTTTTTCGAATGGATAATGTATCATATAATTTTACTTTCCATGTTTGGTCATCATTGTAAGTAAAATCATTACTATAAATAATAGTTGGGTCAACATATGGTAATACATTCTGAATAATAGTTTTAAATCCTGCACTTATAATATAAAATTCTATATTGTTGGTCTGTATCCATTCATAAAATTCTTTGAATGTTTCATCCGCTAAATCTGTTAAATTATGTATATCATAATTTATTCCGTTAAACAAAGATAGATAGTCTTCAAAAAATATTTCATTGGATAATAATGCAGTTTCAAATTGTTTATAAGTATCATATGAATATACATCAGTAATAATTTTATCTAATGTATCATATTTACTAATTGTTCCATCAAAATCACTGTAAATAATAAATTTGACCATATATATTATTGTAACATTTTTTATTATACTATATTATGAAATATAATAAAAAAACTGAGAATTTGAATGCATATATGTTACAACCTACTTATGGATATAAATATCGATTAGATATTGGAGAATGGGAATTACCAGTTCATTTAACTGTAATAGAACGATTACAAACATTTCATGATGTATGCAGATATGGTGCTATAAATGATGATTTTAATCAATTAATATATGAAATACAAAAATATAACAATGTACAAAATATGGATAATGTTTTATTAACAAATGGGTCGGATAATGCTCTTCGAATAATATTAGAATTATTTTCTACACCAGAATCTAAATTTTTAGTTCCAGTTCCATCGTATACACATTTTGAAAGTATGTTAAAAATGTGTAATGTAAAATTAGACAAACCCTATATGGATTACAAATGGTCAAATAATGATTTGTGCCAATTTTTATTAGAAGAATTAAAAAAAGAATATGATTTATGCTATATAGTAAATCCAAGTATGCCAATTGGTCATCTTATTAATGATGCTGATATTCAAACTTTGTTAACATTGTATCCAAATACCGTATTTATAGTGGATGAAGCCTATTTAGAATTTTCTACACATCAAAGTTGTGCACCATTAATTGAACAATATAATAATTTAATTGTAGTAAAAACATTTTCAAAATTTTTTAGTTTAGCATCATTGCGTATTGGTTATTTAATGACAAATCCTTCAATAATTTCTCTTTTAAAACCATTATATAATTATAAAGATATTACACAAATATCAGTGCAATGTGCACTGCAAACATTACTTCATAATGATTTTTACAATGAAAATAAAAAACAATTTTTTGAAACAAAAAGGTATATAATTAAGCAATTAACAGAACTTGTTAAAAATAATTCTAAAATAACAGATTACATCATGAATGATGGAGTCTATTTTACGTTAATATGCAAAGACCCAAGTGAAGTAAAAACATTTTTTGATGGACACAGCATTGCAGTAAGAAATAAAGATTGTGATATTAAAGGAGCATTGCGTATAACTGTTGGAACACAAGAAAGTATGGAAAAAGTAATTGAAGTATTAAAACTTTATAAATAGGGAGAAAATATATGTCCTAAAAATATACCTAATGCATTTAAAATCAAATCATTATAGTCATGACATGTAAATTTATAATATTCATATATTTCAAAAATAATTCCTAGTATAAAAAATTCAATATAAAAATATGGAAATAAATAAGATAATATAAAATACATTACAAAATGTGTTATTCCCCAAAAAGTTAATATACATTTTTTAATTTCTTTTTGTTTATAGGGTGGCGTTGAAATAAAATAATTACTACCTCTTGTATTTATCATGTAATTTATACATTTTTTTGTAGTACATTTATATAGACATAATTTATGTATTTTATCTAGATATGAATCTGCATAATTTTTTTCAATATAAGGTGCAAAATAGATACAATATAAATATACAATACATAAAATTATTGTAATACTACCTATATTAGATAACGTATATTTTGGTTTCATATATTATACAATATTTTTATAATAGAAAATAGTGAACCGTTTATCATAATAATGTAACTTTTTAATTTTCAATTCTACACATTTTTGGTAAAAAAGTTAAAAATTATAATGTAATTTTACTAATTGTTTTTGGCCTAATCAACACAATTTTGTCATATAAATATGCACCAATACTTATATATTTTGCATTTTTTGTATGAGAATTATATATCATTTCATATATAGTATAAATAGATTGATTATTTATATATAACCATATTAAATAGATAACAACTAATACAACCGAATAAACTATATCTATATTACGTATTGATGTGTTCCATACAACATAGAGTGGTACTACTTTTATCCAAAAATTAATAAAAATAAAACGAAAAATGTAATAAAAATCAAAATGTAACATAAAAAAAATACCAATAATTTCAATTATTAAACCAAGTATTATCCATAATTTTGGATTTATATTAACTATACGTATAAAATATAATATAAACCAAACAAAAATCCAGTAAGAAAATATAAAATCTGGTCGAATTATTGTTTGCATTATATTATAGTTAGGTTTTAACGACGACGAGTTTTACGTTGTTTACGTATATTACGTCTAGATTTTCTTCGTCTACCACCTAATACAACATTACCTGCATTATTTTCATTTGGCATTTTAATAGCGTTTTCAACCCACATAGCACCATCATCCGTTTCTCTATTTCTATAATAAAATATAGGTGGTTTATTAGATATATTTACATTTTTTCCTTGTTTATCTTTATATGTTTCTGAAATTGTAACTTTTCTTTCAAGTATGGGTACAACAATACCCAGATTATTTTTCATAATTAAATT